TCACTAATGGTTATACTCACGATCCTAGTGGTACTCCTCAAGTTAGAGATCTAGTAACACTGATTGTTTCTGCCAATACATCTTCATCGCTAGTTCCTACGCAGTTTGATGTTGGACCTTTAGTTCCGTTTAGGCATCAAGACGGAGTTAGATTGGTTGGAAGTTCGACAGCTATAGCGAATGTTGCCACCGCAGGGTTATCAGGCACAGCAAATACTAATGTAGAAAATATCCATATGAGGATAGAAGATTGTATTGAATTTAAAGTTGCAACTTTTGGTACTATCGAAAATCTTTCTAATCGTGTTGGCGGGTCAGGGTTTAGCGTTGCTCCAAATGTTAAAGTGATTGAACCAGATATATCAGCTTTGGGTATAGGCGAACAATACGTCACGATAGAAACTGATAATGATTTAACATCTGGCAGCGCTGTTGTTGATACTAACGATAAATTGCTACAATCTCCTGCTACTGGTCACATAAAACATGTTGCTGATTCAGTTTTAGTTGATGGTAAATACCAAACAGTCATCAGAGTTTGGCAAGACTTCTTACAAAGAGATCCTGGCAATATAACATACAATAATAATGCAGCAGCAACTTTACAACACTTTGAATCAGGATATACACAAAACGCAGGGCAAATTGACGACAGAACCCAAACTGGTACAACAGGATGTACTATTGTTAATATTGTAGATAAAGGTGTTCTTGGTAAAAATGCAAATATAAATGCCACTGTTGGTGCGGATGGTACTGCTACAGGGTTTAGGGTTATAGATTCTGGATTCTCTTATGAGCAAGACGAAAGAGTTAGAGTTCAAGAATCATCTAGGGATAATTCTACGCAAGCTGTGGTAGATGTCACTCTGGACGGCACTGCTAATTCTGAGGGGTATTATGCCACAACTCGTGGTCATATTTCATCTAAGCGTGGGTATATACAAGACAGCAACTACTATCAAGAATATTCTTATCAAGTTATCGCCCCTCTGGCTCTACAAAAATATAGGGAAGTTGCTTTAAAACTAGTACACCCAGCTAGTCAAACATTGTTCGGGAAATATCAGCTACAATCCAATCTTCCGCTTGAAGTCACTTCTGATAAATATAACAGCAAGCGATTGAAGTCAGCAGGAACAGTTGATATTGCGTATGGGTCAGTTGGAATAACAGGAACCAATACTACTTTTAGCACACATTTTAATTCTGGTGATGATATGATTGTTGAAATATCTGATAATGATTATGTCACTATTCCGCTAAATAGTGTTAACAGCGACACTTCAGCAACTTCCAAGGTTTCTTGGGCAGGCTTAATTGGACCAACAGGAGTTACTGGCGATATTAGTTCAGCTAAAATTTATTACACAACAGGCGAAATCACCTAATGGCAACGTACAGATACGCAACTAAAGAGCTCTCTATACAGAGCGCAAGATCTTTCTTAAATGCGATTGGCGCAACAGACACTGAGTCGGAAAAGAAATCGGTAGTTTTATATGCTGTTCTTGGTCGCAGCAATCAATGGATCAACGAACCAACACCGAATAGTATAGTTGCCACAGAGCAAGGGTTACAATATTCTCCATACAGAGATTTTATTGGTGGTAAAAAAATATCCTCTTCTCATGCGTCTCATGTTATTAGACGAATTGATTGGGTTTCAGGAACAACTTATGCGATGTATAAAGATACGATCGATGAATTGTATGATACTGATTTCTATGTGATTACTGATGAATTGAATGTATATAAATGCCTTGATAATAATAAGAACGCATCATCGACTGTAAAGCCAAGCGGATACTCTACTTCTGCGACCAAACTTTCTGATGGTTATGTTTGGAAATATATGTACACAGTTTCTCTTGGAGACTCTGAGAAATTCTTAACAACTTCCTATATCCCTGTTAAATATGTAGAAACTGTAGACGCTTCCCCAGAGACGACAAGGCAACAAGACGTTCAAGACGCATCTGTGAATGGGGCAATAGAAATCATTCAAACAAATACAAGCGGTTCTGGTTATTACCAATTAGGCGCTGCGAATGTTGAGGAAACTCCATCTCCGACAACTATAAGGATATCAAACGGATCCAGTACTGGGGACTTCGGATCAATATCAAATAACGATGCCTTTTACAAAGGCGCAAGTATTTATATTTCTTCTGGGACAGGGGCAGGTCAACTAAGAAGAATTGTAGAATATGCTGGATCCACAAAAACCCTTACAGTAAATACTGCATTTGACACGCTACCGACTAGTGGTTCTACTGCAGTTGTTTCTCCAACAGTGACCATAATTGGCGACGGTAATGGCGCTCAGGCATATTCTAATGTTAATACAGGCACTGGTAATATATCTAAGATAACAGTGATTAATAGAGGCGAAGAATATACTAGAGCTAATGCATTAATTTCTGATGCTAATGGTTCTGGCGGAACAGCAAATACTATAGTATCTCCTCCAGGTGGTCATGGTTCCGATTCGATTAGAGAACTCGGTGGGGATAAGTTGATGGTCAATGCTACCTTTTCGGGCGTTCTTGGCGTTTCTTCGACAGGTGCTGGGTTTATTCCTTCCGATACGGAATTTAGAACAATATCACTATTAAAAGACCCTATGTTAAAGGTTGATGAGAATAATTCTGAAATATCAACTGAAGCTCTTGCTAAATCTACAAACAGCCCAGATACATTGAGGTTTACTCATCGAATTGGTATTTCATATCAAAGCCTCACCGAAGGCGAGCCGACAAATCCATTATCTTCTGATGACATTATAACAAACGAAAGAATGAGGCTTGCTGCTAAACTTGGGCAATTAGAATTTGTTACAGAGTTAAATCCATCCCAAAGAGAGCTCGATGCTATGGCACACGCTTTACAGGGAGCAAATGGTCAAGTGGTCTATATAGAAAATGACCCAACAATTACTGATCCATCTTTCTACACAGCTTACCTAAATAATGTACAGAGTAACGGTGATAGGATAGCTTTTGTTCAGGATGATATTATACTAAAATCTGGCAGCGAAACTCAAATAGCTGTTGTACAAAGTTATAAATCTCCAGAAGCAAACACATATTCTGGAGAAATACTTTATAACGAGAATGTTTCTCAAGTGACCAGAAGTAACGAACAAATAGAAGATATTAAAATCATACTAGATTTCTAAAGGTATTATAAATGGCGTCAATCGAAACTAATTTAAACCAAAGTCCATTCTTCGACGACTTCAACGAAGAAAAGAACTTTCATCGTATTTTGTTCAGACCTGGATATGCTGTACAGGCGAGGGAGCTGACACAATTACAAACGATTCTACAGAATCAGGTAGAGCGGTTCGGTGACGAGATTTTAACAAATGGAACAATCATAAAGGGGTGTGACCTCGAATTACAAAATTGGCAGTTTGTTAGGTTGAAGGATAGAAATCCATCGACATCAAACCCACTCACACTTACTCAATTCTTCAATGGAACATCTATTGCGAATATATCAATAACAGGCGTCACTTCTGGCGTGACTGCTAGGTTGATATATGCTGTCGAGGGTTCTGAGTCTGCTGCCCCTAATTATTTGACTGCTTTTGTATCATACACTAACTCTGGAACTGATTCAGAAACTAGGGCATTTGCTGATGGCGAGCAACTCACGTTTACTAATAATTCTGATTCGAATTTAAGTTTTGTTGCAGAAACTGTGGCTTCAAGCGCAACTGGTACTGGCATAGGTGGTTCTCTTTCTGAGGGTATAATTTACCATAAAGGTCATTTCATAAGATCTGAAGATCAGATCGCTGCTGTTAGCAAATATAGCACAACCGCCACAATCAAAGTTGGTGTTGAAACTGTAGAAAGTATTATCGACTCAAACGCTGACGCATCTTTATTAGATAATGCCACAGGTTCTACTAATGCAACAGCTCCTGGGGCTTCTAGGTTAAAAATAACAACGAAACTTTCATCAAGAGAACCCAGCTCTACAGATACTTCAGATTTCTTCGTTATAGCAGATATTCAAGAAGGAACAGTTATACGAAATTATTCTACAAGTTATGGTGATCTTGAAGATTTAATGGCTAAACGGACATTTGAGGAATCTGGTAACTACTCTATTGATCCTTTTAATGTTTCTGTTCAGGAACACAACCGAACTAGCGTTAATAGTGGAGTGTACGGATCTACTGGGTCTGATCAAGTTGGCGACTCGAGTAAATTAGTTGTTGAAGTTGAGCCATCTGTCGGGTATGTTAAAGGATATAGAACTGAGCTTGTTAATATCAGTAGATCTACAATAGATAAAGCCACAGATTCTTTGACTAGAACAGCTGTTGTTGTGGGTCAAAGCATTGGTAACTACATTATGTGCGAGGACGTTTTGGGTACATTTAGTCCAAAAACATTAGATTTGGTTTCCATAAGAAGCGCTACTCATAATTTAAGCGTCGCAGATAATACTGAGCCTGGAACCGAAATAGGAACAGCTAGAGTTCGTGGATTTGAGTACCACTCGGCAAATAAGTATAGAGTGTATTTATTTGATATCAAAATGACTGACCAAAACTCATTTAGAGATAATGCTAAATCGTTATTGATTGATGATGGTCTTGACACCAACGTAAATAGTTTTGCCAATATAAGTTTAGAAGGCGGTAAGGCAAAACTTAAAGATACAAATCTACTAAACCTTGTTTATCCTTTACAAAGCTCTGGGTTAAAGAGTTTAGCATCTCAACAATTCATCTTTAGGGAAGAGCAACAGATCTCGTTCAATCCAGCGGGTTCTGCGACTTTTACATTCCCCACAGCAGCGACAGGCGGAACCCACTCGTTTAATGACACTGGCACGCTATCAACTGCTGACAAAAATAATATCATTGTTGTCTTTAAACAAACTGCTGGGAATGCGTCGAAAGGTGAGATCCACCAGTGGGTTGATGCCGATACGGTTACAACCCCAGATAGTAGTTCGATGACCATATCCTTAGATAGTATGTCGTTTTCGGGGTCGGTTGCCGCAACAGTTTATTACAATGTTTTGCGTGCAAGTTCTACTCCAGCTTCTAAAACAATACAAAGATCACAGTATGTCCATCTAGATACCAGCAGCAATGCAGCAGGTTCTATTGGTCCTTGGGAGTTGGGAGTTGTAGATGGTTATAAACTTGAAGCGGTTTATGAGTCAACTGGACAGGGCGTAGCAACCGCATCTACTGATGTGACCAAACACTTTAAATTAGATAGCGGTCAAAGAGATGCGTATTATGATGGCGCTAGGCTAGTTAAAAATCCAGGCAGCACATATGACACTTCATCTAAAAACCTTTTGGTGAAGTTCAGTTATTTTGTTACAGATAGATCTCAAGGTGTTGGTTATTATACATTAAGTTCGTATCTCGCTGGCACCCCTGAGGCGAATGATTCTGCAGCAGCTTCTGATACAAGCAAAATATTCACTCAAGAAATACCGAAATTCACTAGAAGTAGTGGTGAGGTGATTGATTTGAGGGATTCTGTTGATTTCAGACCAATTAAAACTAACACAGCAACAACAGTTACAAGCGGGAATGCTCCAACAAACCCCACCGCATTGACCACTTATAATATAACAAATAGTGCTAGTTATTTCCCGACGCCAGATGAAAATTATCAAACAGACGTTGCTAAGTATTTACCAAGAATAGACTTAGTCTGCCTCAAACCTAACGGTGATGTAAGAATATTAAAAGGCGCATCAAACGATTTCCCAATTGTTCCTGCTACAGATAGTGATTCTATGACTCTCGCTTCGGTATATATTCCCCCATACCCATCACTATCACCACCAGCATCATTATATTATGACAGACCAGCTTATGAAGTTATAGTGAACAGAAAGGATAATAGAAGATTGACTATGGAGGAACTTCGCGAGGTTTCTAATGAAGTTAAAATTCATCGCGAATGGATATATTTAAACCATAAGGAAATAAGGGCAGTAAATAAAAGCGTGTTATTGGCAGAAGATCCTATTGATGTTGCAGAACCGCCTAAAAATTCTATAACAATCGACCCTGCTCCAGATTCGGTTGTTGAGAATACTTTGAGAACTTCTTCTCTCCCGTACACTAAGGATCCGCTTAGAGTTATCCCAACTCTGGAAGATGTTGAATTTAAGCTACAAACTGGAGGTTCGGGTTTTGCTGTTTCCAATACTGCACTTACTCTAGAATCAACAGGATATGGTACAGTTATTGAACAAGAATACGCAACGAAAAGAAGAACAGTAACAGTAACAAAAAATGTTCCTGCTAAATTATACAACGGAACAATGAACGTGGTCCACCCAATATGTAGAATTGAGCAGTTGGTTGATGCTGTTGTAGATCCAGCTCCAGCTCCTGAAATTACTCCGACCCCACCAAACCCACAAGGCGCTGGTGCCGTGACTATTTCTGGTGGTGGTGGATATGGATGGCTTCATTCTCAAACGCCATTGGGATTGTTTTTCTACTAATTATTAATCAAGTAATAAATTTAAATATAGGAATAAAGTAAATGGGTACAGTTTCACAGGCATCTTCTACGGCACTTTCTCTCAGAGAAGTATATAAAGCTGCTGGTAAAGATTACACGGGTCTTGCTGAATACTCTGACGTTTCTGGATACAGTAATGGGACAAATGATTACACATTAAAGTCTCATGTCAAGCGATTAGCAGAATGTAGTGGGTTGAAACCCAATACAAGGGTTTGGCCAAGATTAGATGGAAGAGACATTTCTCCGTATTGTAAAATGAAAATCACTGGTGATTTTGGAAGTCCTCTGATGACAGATTCATTAGGTAATTGTGATTTCTATTACAAAATACCTAATGACGCAACTATGAAGTTTCGTGGTCTTAAGCATTTGCTTGAGCTAAGTGACGTCAAGCCCCCAGGCAGTGGCGCTAATGAATATGGAATTAGTTCTGGTAAGGTTGGGGCGACTACACGTTGCGGTCAATATTTATATTTTCCTTCCAATAAGAATGGGTTTGATCATGAGGATATACAACAGACATCGAATATCACACTAACAGAATTATTGGCTGATAAATCACAAACTGTTATTAAATCAACAGCTGTTGAAGAGGAAGTTCCTGATTATATCTCTCAGTCCTTTACTGTTTCAAAAAAAGGTATAGATGGTATTTTTTGTAAGCGTATTTACTTGTACTTTGCTGAAAAGTCTTCTGATGCAGATGCTATGGTTTATATTCAATTACGAGAAACAGGTAAAGGCGGCAGACCAACAGATAATGTTATAGCTCAAAGTGAACGAGTTTATGCTGATAATAGTTATCACCCCGACGATGCAATCAACGTTCTAACTGGTACTGCTGCTAAGGAACATATGGTAAACATTTCTTCTGATGCCAGCGATTCGACTACATTTAGATTCGCCAAGCCTATCCAGCTTAAAAACAATACCCAATATGCCATAACTGTATTGTCTAATGAAGATCAAGCTGATTTTAAACTCTTTACTGCGGTTGATAATAGTCAAGATATTGGTTCTACCAAAAAGAATGCTAATTTCTCACCACTTATTGGTCCTTTATACGGATCAGCTTCTGGCGATGTTTGGTCTAAGTTGCCAAATGAAGCGTTAAAGATGTTCATAGGGGCAGAGAATTTTGTTACTAACCAATCAGCAACATTCGTCATCGAAAATCAGGATTTAGAGTTTTTAAATATTAGTGATATGAATCCTTCTTCTGAACCGACTGCAGATACTGGTTTCCAAATAGATGAAGTTGTTCGTGGGGAATCGATTCTTAATATTGATCATACTGCAGCTCTTAGCGTGGGCGACAGAATCCAAAACGCATTCGCAAAAGATAATCCTGGATCATTAGGTGCCACTTCATATGTTGATGGAACGATTAGAAGTATAGGTTCGTCAGGGGCAACTGGTACAACAGGAGCCACAGGGTTTATCTTTGTAAAAGTTGATGCTTTAAGGGATTTCACTGCTTCTGAAGCAATATACAAAGAATCATCCCAAGTAGGTACAGTTGGAGCTACTGTTGGTTTTGTTGCGAATACTTGTCTTGGGTATGCTACGTTCATAAACTCTGATTTCGGTAGGTTGAGGCTGAATGGATCTACTGCTGACTCCGCTACAGAAAATAAATTCCAGGCAGGTAAGTATGTTCGTGGTCAAAGCAAAGGAGCTACTGCTAAAATTGATGGGGTTGTTGATCCAAAAGTTGATGAGATTGATATCAGAACGCCATTTACGTCAGGGAATAAAACTTCAATTGATTGGTATATTAAAACGACCGATGCTGGAACAGCGACTCCAGACTCTCAATGGGCTAGAATCGCTGGCAATAAAGAACTTAAATTTACTGATAAACAAAAACAAATATTCAGTAAATCTAACCAGTCATTTAAGTCTATCTTATTGCGTGGAGACATGATCACTACAGACGCTAATGTTTCACCTGAAGTGGAAATAGATGACATCACAGTAGTCGCCAAACGCCAAAGAATTAATAATTCTGTAAACAACGAAAACCTTCCAGCTGGAGAATCTACTGCTAGATTCATTTCGAAGGTGATTAAAGCTAACAGATTTAATTCTGTAACTGGTGATGCTACTGGCGAGCCTTCAGAACGAATTATGATAGACGCCAGTGCATATTATCCAGAAGGTTCAGAAATAAAAGGATTTATTAGGGTTAAAAATGATGCCGACCCTGAACCAATATCTGATAAACAATATACTTTAATGTCGCAAGTTGATACTGGTAGGTCTGTATTGGGCGAGATGCAAGATAAATCTGTGATTGTATTTTACCCAGCAGCAAACGTCGCTGGTGACGAATTCTTAGAATGTACAGTAGTTGGTCAACTCGGTGTGACTGGTATGAATAATGTCAGAATGGATAACACTGATAATATAGTCAAATACCAAAACATTACTGGCGCGAAGTATGATGGGCTCAACGAATTCCAAATAAAATTGGTGTTCACTAAGCCAGAAAATAGTGGAACTGCATATGCGCCAGAGATAAGCGATTTGACAGCGATTACTCACGATAAACCATTAGCGATAACATAATATGACAAGAATCGTTGAGGTGGTCGATAGACCTGATTTGGTAAAAGATCTAGATACTGGATCAATATATTTTGTTGGGGATGAAGAAAGAAAGAAATATAAACAACAAAGAATCAGGTATGAGAAACAAAAGCAATTAGTAGAAGATGTTGATCAACTTAAGAATGATATCGATGATATAAAAACTATGTTGACAACTTTAATAAATAAGTAAAACCACTTTAAGAGAATAGAGATTTCAAATGACAGTAACTGTTGCAAATACCGAACTCAATAATAGTTTCGACACTTGGAGGCTGAACACTAACCTTGTTGCTACCATAATCAGTAATAATGCTGTTACTGTTTCTGGCACAGGCGATACTGCTCGTGGCGGTGAAGCCATTGGTGATGGTCATGTTCATGGAAATTTCTCAGCGGTAACACTAAGAACACCAACTATAGTTGGCGGTCATCTTGGTACTACTGGCATCTCTGGTGGAATAACTATAATGTCGAATACTACCATCGACTCCACAGTTGATGATTTTACAGTTAATTCTGACGCAACATTCACAGCTAATGTTGATTTTAATATTACTGGTACCGATCGATTGCATTTGCCATCTGCAGATAGAATCAGATTGTCTGGCGTGAGTGCTGGCGATTTCTTATTCGTAAATGAGGATAGTGAAACTCTTGATTCTAAGCACCTAACAATTAGAGACCTTACTGATTTAAAGTTGGATCATGACCACTTAACATTAGCTGGCGGTAATACTTCTTTCACAGGAACATTTGGAGATACAGCTGGTCGTGGAGAATCTCCTCACTTAATATTTTCTGGAGGCAATGCTAATAGTGATGTTGTTGAGGTATATCTTGCTGGTAATCTCGGTACTACTGGCGGTGCGTCGGATCAAGGTAAATCAGATTTATATTTAAAACTTGTTGATGCTGGCGGTGAATCTGCTCTAGTCATTACTGATTCTTCGGAATCCATAGTTGCAACTATAGATTCAGACGGTAATGCTGATTTTGTTGGGAATTTAGGAGTAACTGGTAACGCATCTATAAGAGGAACTGCTGACGTTACTTCCAACCTGACTGTTGGCGGGAACGCTGATGTCACTGGAACTCTGGGAGTAACTGGAACAGCTACTTTTAATGGTTCGGTTGATGCTAAAAGTAATGTTGATGTTACAGGCACATTAGATGTAACGGGAACATCTACTTTTAATGGTTCGGTTGATGCTAAAAGTAATGTTGACGTCGCTGGAACTCTGGGAGTAACTGGAACAGCTACTTTTAATGGTTCGGTTGATGCTAAAAGTAATGTTGACGTCGCTGGAACTCTGGGAGTAACTGGAACAGCTACTTTTAATGGTTTAGTTGATGCGAAAGGTAGTGCGAATATAGGTACTACTGGCACTGATACCTTGACGTTGACAGCCACAATAGATTCAAGCGTTGTCCCTAATGGCGACCAGTCATTGGGTGGAGTTACTGGGGCGACTGGTATAACTGGAAGGTGGAACGAACTTTGGGTCAAAACTGCAGATTTCAGTAGTGGGATAGACTTCAAAGGTACTGAGATTTTCGGAAATACTGGGAAATTGAATGTCCCCAATGCAGTTACTGACGGTTCTATCGGTAATGCAAAACTTACTAATAGTAAGGTAACATTTACTAGCGGTACTGGGGTTATTGGATCAAATATACAAGCTGATCTCGGTGACAATATTACATGGACTGCTTCTAATGGCGTGACCATTGGGTTCACTGGATCCACTGGAACTACTGGAATTATAGATATTCAAGCTAAAGATGCGACTGACAGCGTTAAGGGTGTTGCTAGTTTTGACTCAAGCGACTTCACAGTATCAACTGGTAATGTAACTCTTGGTGATAGCGCAGATGGCGCTGTTCTTGGGGTTACTGGAACTGCTGGTGAAGTTGAAGTAAGCAGAACCAATGGATCGGTAACAGTCGGGTTACCGAATAGCGTAACAGTTTCTAGTAATTTAGATGTTGGTGGTAATTTAGGCGTAACAGGAAGATTAGAAGTAACAGGAACGCTTAAATCGTATGGCAGTTTCAATGCTAATGGACAATACATAACTATAGGTGCCACAGGCGCTTCTGGTGTTGCTTTAGATAGCACTAGAAAGGCAATGTATGATAATGGCGGGATTAGTAGGCTAGATGTTTGGGCTAATACAGTATTCAAGGATAATGTTGATATTCCAGGCGGTGTTGTAACCAGTGATTCTGGCAACTTCAGCAGTTTGACTGTTACAGGTAATTTGACTGTTGATGGTCAAGCGACTATTCTCGCAGGGCATGAAGGTATCATAAATTTAGGAAATCAAGATTCAGAATCATCA